TTGTGATGAATGAAGTTTATTGGCACTCAAGTTTTGATGTGGAGTCTAATCGGAAGAAAATATTCCTAAAAGGAAGAGTTGATGACCTTGAGTTACGGATTAGAGATTTAATAGAAACCTTTAAAACAAAAGAGAAATGAAGATTAAAGAATGGGCTAAAGCCTACAAAAAAGCGACTAACCCTAAAAAAATACCTTTGCACCTTGTTCTTTTTGGGAGTCAAGAAGATGTATTTGCATATTTTGATAAAAGGCTAAAGGAAGAACTTAACACCAAAGAGAAATGAAAACACCAATGCAAGAACTAATTGACCAAATGTGGGAAATAGCCAAGTACGGAGACTCTTACGAGGTTGCTCCGTGTATTGAGGCAGCCGAAGCAATGCTTGAGAAAGAGAAAGAGGTGATGTGTGAGTTTGCTTTTAATTGCGGTGATGAAATAAAAGACCAAAATAACTGGAGGTCTCCGAGAAACCTCACTAATTATGAGGTCATTCTAGATTTCTACAACGAAACCTTTAAAACAAAAGAAAAATGAAAACAAAATTTGAAGTAACAGAATCCTTAAACGGATGGAACAGATTAGAAACAACCTTTGTAGTTGAATCCTCACCTCGCTGGTGGCAGTTTTGGAAACCCAAAGTAATGCACCAAGAGTTTAATGGTTCAGTTTGGCTGAAAGGGGAAGTAGTACAAAGTTATGCTCCAGTGGTAGAAACCTTTAACACCAACGAGAAATGAGTCGCAAGGCTCCTCAACGCAAATAAATTTGCTTATGAAAACAAACTATCAACCAAAGCGCAGCGTCGGAAGCAAAAGGATAATCAATGACATCCGTACTTATGCACAGACCAACGCTAAAAGAACAAAGGGCAAGTCAGTATTGTACAATCGTATAGTTCAGCTTTGCGAAAGAGATCTCACAGAGTATGGTATTGAGTACGATTAAATCTTACAACAGAAAGAAACGCCACATACGCGAGGTAGAGAAATATCTGGAGATGTTGATGTTGGACAATGTAAACCTTTCCCTTCAAGCCAGTAGGTTTGGTTGGACCAGTGACTTACAGAATCAATTAACCAACTCTGCCTTGTTGATCCGAAAGTACCAACGTAGATTAAGATTAATAAAGATGTGATGGGAAGACTTACAGAATTGTTTGCTTTAATTGATATGACGGCAGAAGATAGGAAGAAGTATGTATATGGGAATAACAAAGATATATACTTCTCGCACCTTACTATTGATGATGATATTCTTAAAACTATTAAACCTAAAAAGGAATGAGATACATCCCCCACGAAGATAATTGGGAGAAAGAATACTTCGAAGACCTAAAGCAACAACGCAAGGTGAAGAAAGCTAAGAAACTTAAACAGATCAATCAATGGGACAAGAGCAAAAGCCCAGCGAAGAAGGGCAAATAATCTATCTTGTTAAAGTAAAGGTTGCCTATAAAGTTAAAAGAGGAAATGGCTACATTAACAACTATAGAGAAATGAATTTTCCGACAAGATTTAAGAGTATTCAAGATATGAACGGCAACCCCGATATGATAATGAGGTTAATGGGTTCTCTTGGTTTGAAAGGAAAAAAGGTTTACGACTTCTATGTAATGGAAGAACTATATCGAAAGGAAATAAGCAAAAGCTTTGCCCATAAAGAAGGAGATTATGAAAGAGAATTTGGTAACCATTAAATAAATAACAATGAGAAACTTTATCTATAGAGCCGAGGAGTTAAAGGATTCGCTAACACAACTTCGCGAGAACGGAGTAAGCAAAGGAGCTTGGACGGGATTTGATTCCCTGTTTGACAAGTATTCCGTAAAGAAGGGATCTACCACATACATCTATGCTGGTGCCCACCAAGGTAAATCCCAGTTTGGATTTGAACTGATGATGAACCTATCAGAATATTCCGGATGGACCTGGGCCGTATATAGCCCAGAGACTGGATCACCTACCGAAGTGTTCGCAGAACTACTTTGGGTATATCTGCGTAAGCCTTATCTCGTTAACGACAAGGTAACTGCCTCTAATGAAGAGGCCGAAAGAGCAGTGGAATTTATCAATAGACACTTCTATATTATAGACTCCGGTCTACAGGACCTCAGCGTAGAGGGTTTTTATACTTGTGTCAGTGAGATAGAAAGTAAAGGTGTGAAGATAGACGGATGTCTTATAGACCCGTTTACGGAGATTAAGACAGATGTAAGTGCTGGAGTTAGAGATGACATCGCTATTGGCCAAGTGCTAACTAAAGTGCGGAAGCATAGTAGTGATAATAACTACCACACAATAGTTACCGTTCATACAAAGCATCAACAAGCTAAGTATAAGAATGGGATACCCTATGTAGATAAGCCTACAATGAACGATATCGCCGGAGGTATGCAGTGGTCCAGAAAGGGTATGATGATCATAAACGTATGGAGATGTCCGTATGGACTTGAAGATGCTAACGGCGTTCCTTACGAGCCTAATCAAGTAGAGATCACTGTCGTTAAAGCAAAGCCCAAGATTGTAGGTAAGTTAGGCAGTGTTACACTATACTACGATAAGGTAAAAAATAGATACTATGAGCTGGATGAATTCGGTGGCAATCGATTTGCTTATGATAACCCGGATAAGCCATCACCAGTTATACCTACACCATCACAAGAAGAATTAGAATTTTAATGGAAGCAGAAAGAAGTTGGGCAGAAGCCTATAGAAAGAGTTGGTGCGAGATGATCCGTGCCTACATAAAGTTTAACCTTGTAGACGATGTTGAGGTCGTAGATTATAACATCATCAAGATCAAGGGCAAAGACTATAAAGTAGACATAACGGACTACACTGGAATATCTGAGCGATATATATTCTTTAACCCTACGAACGGAAGAATGGTTATTGAAAATGATGGCCGTAGAAAAGTTTATAAATTTGAGGTCGGATTACTTGATTAATTTCATTATATTTACTATATGAACACAAAAGAATTGATTATAAAAACCTCTCAAGAGGTGACTAATCTACTCTTAGAGAAGAATGCTGCTTACGGGGACTCGGCTCTTAACCCCGTAGGCATCTTCTCGAGAGGTAACGCCACTGAAAGCCTATGTGCCCGGATCGATGATAAGCTTATGCGTATCAAGAGCCGAGGTATTACCGACGCCACTGAAGATACTGTGCAGGACTTAATAGGATACCTTATCCTCTTGAAGATAGCTATACACCAAGAGAATGAGTTGGAAGAAGAATGAAAAGGATTTATTCAATCACCTAAAGTCTAACTACATACAGGACCTTGAGTGGTCCGGTGATGAGTTCTCACACTACGATTGCTATTCTGTTAAGTATGAGTGTGATATAGAACTTAAGTGCAGAAACAAGCACTACGACGAACTGCTGATAGAGAAGTATAAGTACGATAAGCTCCTTATGAGAGCGCAGAAGTACCTTTCGATACCAGTATACATTTGTCAAACTCCCGAAGGCATATTCGCTTTTAATCTCGCTTCACTACCTCAGCCTCAATGGGAAACCAGAGGTATGCCAAAGACATCCCACTTCAGTCAACGCCAGTTCGTAGACAAGGAGGTGGGATATTTTAATGTAAGTAACTCAAAGAAATATGAGTAAAGAAGACTACAGAGAAGTAACGTTTTCGTTGCCAAAGGCTCCAAGCCTTAACCAATTCTATGCTGGTCGCCATTACTCAGTAAGACAGAAATATAAAAAAGAATACAATGCAGAAATTAAAAACGTTTTTAATAGGTATGATAAGTTTTTTGCTGATACCTATAAGATTGATCTTATTCATAATACTCGCTATGATTGCGATAATGTTATTATTACCATTAAGTTTATCTCGGACTATCTTAAAGACAACGGCTATGTCACAGATGATTCTAAGAAATACTTCAAGGGCCTTAGCATTCGTGTTGCTGATGATGGAGAAGATGTTGAGAAGAACGAAATCCTTGTTAGTTTAAAGCTTTATGGATACGAAGAATTACCAGACTTGTAAATTAATTAAGAATAGAATCGATCTGTATCTCTATGAGATGGCTCGACTCTTTACTTATATAGGCACAGATTCTACTGTAGAAGAGATTCAAGATGCTTATAGACGAGAAAGAGAATACATTGAACTAATAGCAGAGCTTGATCCGGAGAAGGCAGAAAGGCTTCGCTCCTCTTATTAATATGTGGACTGAAAATTACTACGAAGATTTAAGTGCAGACGAAGCAGATTTCATTCTCGATATATACCGAGCCATCGACTCTTTGGTATACTACGACCAGTCAGTTACATTGGTGCGACTGGGATTTGAGCTTGGCGTAAGCCCTCAAGAACTCGCTGATTATCTACCTACTATCGTAAACATACTAACTAAAGTAGAAGACGAGTATGCCGAGGTACGACAAGGCCCTAATTGAAAAAGAAGCGATAGCATCTAAGCAGCAGGGCTGTATAACTAATGACCTTGGTAAGTTTATACTACAACGCAGTATAGAAGTTGCAGGATCTGCATTTGTTACTGATGGTAGCGAAGAACTTAAGCAAGCGTTGATCGACGCTGCTGTAATGAGAACCTGTGAGAAATTCCTATACTATTATACAGAAGGCAAGTCTGCCGCTAATCTTGTGATTAGTATTATATACTCAACAATGACCAATAAGATCGTATCGCTAAACCATAGTGATGTGTACGGTCAAAACATAAAAGGTTACCTCACATTTATAGAAGATGGTAAAGCCGTTACCAAGTTAAAACGGTATATTAAGGATGATTATTTAAGTGAAAAATTATAATGATGGAGATTTATAACGATTGGATTTTAGTTAGTTCTATGGGATTGATGTTTGCATTCCTATTTATTTTTGAACCATACGGATGGGTGATGGAAAGAGTATTGCCATTTAAGCCATTTAACTGTGTCCTATGCCTCTCATTCTGGTGTAGCCTACTCTTGTATGCTTATCTTGGAGTTAATCCTTTATACGCCATTTATACAGCTTTTATTGCAGAGCTGTCTTACCGAAAGTTAGTTAATGAGTAAAGAGAAAAATGTAAATTATAACAGTGGTTGGCTCTTCCTTTATTGGGACGAGCCTCTTTTTTCTAACTCTAATATTAACGACAATGCCGATACCAGTTCCCAATCTAAAGGAAACAAGACCAGAATTCACAAATAGATGTATGAGCAACGAATCAATGATGGATGAATACCCTGAAACATCCCAACGATTAGCAGTATGTTACACATCGTGGACATCGGAGATTAAAAAAGTAAAATAATGGAAGGACTAACAAGAGCATTCCATATGTTCTTTGAGTATAGCGAGTTTAACTCACCCGATGAGATAGACAGCTATATAAATATGGATGTATCATTTCTGAATAAACTATCCAAAGCTCGTGAGCTTGCCGCTATAGGATTTAAAATTACAAGCGGATATAGAAGCGATGCTCACAACACAAAGGTAGGTGGCGTACCCTCAAGCAGCCACACAATTGGTAGAGCCGTAGATATCTATGCTCCTACCTCAACACAAAAATATATTATTATTAACGCTCT